TGCGTTCCGAGATATGGTGATGCACAAGGTGACGCAGTTTAAGTGGATACCCAGAGACAACGCCACGCAGATCGTATACGAAGCACTGCAACCTGCCATACGCTTCACCAAAGAAGAGTGCCTTGATCTGCCGGAAATGGTGTACACCAAACGTGAGGTCGAACTGACACGACAGCAGGCTAAATACTACAAAGACCTTAAGCAGAGACTCGTTATACAGGCCGCTGGCGAAGAGATCACTGCCGCTAACGCCGCAATCAACATGAGCAAGCTCCTACAAATATCTTCTGGTGCGGTTTACACCGACGATGGAGAAGCATTGGAGTTTGATATCAAGCACCGCTACAAGGTACTGCGAGAGGTAATAGACGAAAGCAGTAAGAAGGTGCTGGTGTTTGTACCGTTCAAGCACACCATCGACATCCTCACTGACAAACTTAGGTCGGACGGTATAACAACTGAGGTTATACGTGGAGACGTGTCAGCACCAAACCGTACTGCTATCTTCAAACGCTTCCAAGAACAAGACGATCCTCGTGTGTTAGTCATTCAGCCGCAAGCGGCGGCACATGGGGTTACGTTAACTGCCGCCAACACTGTGGTGTGGTGGGGACCAACCAGCTCACTTGAGACCTATGCACAGGCCAACGCTCGTGTACATCGATCAGGGCAAGACCATAAATGTACTGTCGTACAGTTACAAGGATCGCCCGTAGAAAAGCGTGTTTACTCACTACTAGACAGTAGAATAGACGTACACACAAAAATGATCGATTTATATAAAGAACTGCTTGACTAGCCCATTACGTGTAAGTAGAGTGTAAACCCCGACACTTTTGTCGTGTGCGTAGGAGACTCAAATGAGTGAAGTAGCAGGGTTAGCTGAGAAGCTAACGCGTGTTTATCTAAAAATCCGTGACGAAAAAGCCAAGCTGTCTGCGGAGTACAAAGAGAAAGAGGCTAGCCTTAACCAGCAAATGGATAAGGTAAAGACCGCTCTACTCGATTACTGCAAAGAGCATGGTGTTGAAAGCGTCAAGACTTCTGAAGGGTTGTTCTACCGTTCGGTGAAGACTAGGTACTGGACTAGCGACTGGGAGCAGATGCACAAGTTTGTGCTTGAGCATGAGGTTCCTGAGTTTATGGAAAAGCGCCTGAACCAAGCCAACGTGAAAACCTTTCTTGAAGAGAACCCCGACATTGTGCCGAAAGGTCTCAATGTGGATTCCGAATACACAATCTCAGTAAGGAAAAAATCATGAACGGTCCTTTTGTACCAATCGAAGATCTGTCCAAGCACTTCTCTGTATCTGTATCAACGATCAGAGCTTGGGTGCGGCAGGGGCACATTCCCAAAAACACCTACATAAAAGTAGGTAACACCTATCGCTTCTCCATTGCCGACGTGTCTTCTGCTTTGACTAATCAGCACGATAACGTTGTTTCGTTTAACGAAGCATTGGGTAAGAGCGCTGAAACGGTAATGGCGGATGGTCTGGAAGCCCAAGCAGAGGTCGATAAGTCTGATGAGCATTGGGCTGACATGTTTACTGCTCCTCTCGACGATGATGTCTGATGGACCGGATTAGTATAAGCGGTGGGATGTTCCGCATTATTGATAGTGGTAAGCAAGTATCAGTGGTAGATGGTGACAACATTAAGTTTGTTATCTTGAACGCCGCAAAGATATCTCGCTCTTACTACGCCGATGCGTTTGATGCGAACAACCCAGCACCACCTACATGCTGGTCAACAGACACAACTCAACCGTCACCCGATGTTCCTATGGAGGATCGACAGGCATCTCGATGTATGGACTGTCCTCAAAACATAAAAGGATCAGGTCAAGGTGGTGCACGAGCGTGTCGATTTGCACAGCGTTTAGCGGTCGTCTTAGACGGACAGCTTGATAAGGTGTACCAACTGCAACTACCAGCTACCTCGATCTTTGGTCGGGTCATAGATGGCAAGATGCCGATGCAAGCCTATGCACAGTATCTATCTACACACAGCACTCCAGTTATCTCTGTGATAACACGTTGTGCCTTTGATCGTAATAGCCCTGTGCCGAAACTGTTCTTCCAAGCGCACCGTCCCCTCGAAGAAGAGGAGCTAGATCTCGTTGTCTCGTTAGCACAGAGCGATGAGGCCAACGAAGCGATTTCATTTAACCCGCCCCGCAAAGGGCAACTCTTTGCAGAAGTAGATGGCTTTGTCTACACCTCTGCGAATGCAACCTAAGGAGACTAACCATGTCAACTGAGCAACACGTTATCGGCAATGCCATTGCCATTTACCCCAAGATTGACCGCACGTATCGGTTTGATACTGCCGAGAACCGGTCAGTTCCTTGTGACGCACTAGATGATGGTGCGGAGTACACTCTACAGTTCAAGGTCGATGAAGCTACGGCTCGCGCGTTGTACGCCTACATGAAGGCTCTCTATAACGAGCGCAAGAAGTCTAATTGGCCTGACATAAAGAATCCGTTTAAGAAGACGGACGACGGTATGTTTAGCTACAAAGCAAACCTCAAGGGCGCGTACAACGGTGAGAAGACAATCAAGCCAGCGCAGTACGACGCCAAGACGCAGAAGCTACCTGACGACTTCCAGTTAACAAGTGATAGCGTAGTAAATATCGCTGTTGTCGGTGTTCCCTATAGCGCATCGATGGGAGCAGGGGTATCTTTGAGACTGCGAGGTGTGCAGGTAATAGAACTAGCAGAACGTCAGAGTGTTTCTCCGTTCAGCGCTGTTGATGGTTTTGATGTTAATGAGTCAAACCCTTTTGCAGTCAGCAAGCCAGCACCGGTAGCAGAAGACCTTGATGGGTTTGATGCCCCAGCAGAAGAACCTGCTGTCGAGGAGCCAACTAAAGTTGTTAAGAAGTCCGCTCCAGCACCCGCAGAAAGTGAAGACCTCAGTGCAATTATCGACAACTGGGACGATTGATTTAGTCGTCACAAAGATAATTGGACCGCGCTACGGTAGGGCGGGGGACAAACGTCTCTGCCGTAGCGCCTCACGCAACGGGTGGAAACATGGATACAAAAACATTTTTACAGAGGGTGTTAAGTAGCGAGGGACACTATTGCATATTTGCGGCGAAATCGGCGGAAGAGCGCAAGACACAAAAATTCTATAGCTCTATCGACGATGTTGTGAATGCCGCAACGCAGTTTGACCAGCAGGGATACGACGTCTACTACGGGCTAGCAACGTTTCACGAAGCTAACTCCCGTAAAGTTGATAATGTAAAACATCTTAAGTCGTTCTTCCTCGACCTTGACTGTGGCCCAACAAAAGAGTTCGCATCCCAAGAAGATGCGATAAAAGAATTACGTAAGTTCTGCACGGCTAATTCACTGCCGAACCCGACGATGGTTAACTCGGGTCGTGGTGTGCATGTGTATTGGTTCTTGGATGAAGCTGTCTGCTACGAGGATTGGTTTCCTGTAGCGGAAAGACTGAAGCGATTGTGCGCGAAACAAAACTTTCTTGCTGACCCCGCAGTCACATCTGATGCCGCACGTGTGTTAAGAGTTCCTGACACACACAACTTCAAAACCAATCCGCCGTCGGACGTAGGCTTTTTTGGCTTAGTTGAGCGGGTTGAGACTGTCGGTTTTGACACATTCTCGGAATTGCTTGGCGGGGACATGATACCAGTTCCCACTAAACACATACCCAAAGAGTTGAGCCAGACCATGCACAACCTGATGGGCAACCAAGAAAATGTGTTCAAAGACATTCTGGTGAAGACTCAACGGGGTGATGGGTGTGAGCAACTGTACAACATCATTCGGCACCAAGAAGAGACAAGCGAACCTCTCTGGCGAGCAGGGTTATCGATCGCAAAGTTCTGTGTGGACAGCGACAAAGCGATGCACGTCATCTCTAAGAACCACCCTGAGTACACCCCAGAAGACACGCAGGAGAAGCTCAGGCAGATCAAAGGTCCGTATACCTGTGCAAAGTTTGATGAGTTCAACCCTGACGTATGCCCAAACTGTCCGCAGTGGGGGCAGATAAAATCGCCGATTCTGTTGGGTAGGCGGCTCAAGGAAGCTGAGGTTAATGACGAGGGTGTTTACGTTGAAGCCCCGGCACTCGAACTTCCTAACCAACCTAAAACAACTTATGAGATACCGAAGTACCCACCGCCTTACGTTCGTGGTGTTAACGGTGGCGTTTATATCAGGACTAAAAACGAAGACGGTGATGTTGAAGAGAAGAAGCTGTACCACAATGATTTGTATGTCGTGAAACGTGTACACGATCCTGAGGTAGGTGAAGCCATCGTCATGCGTCTGCACCTACCAAGAGACGGGGTGCGAGAGTTTACCCTGCCTATGAGTGCTGTCACATCGACAGAAGAGTTTCGCAAAGCGCTATCCTCACGGGGCGTGACTGTAAAGAAGATGGATGATTTGATGACCTACACACTAAGTTGGGTGGATGAGTTACAAGCCACCAGCACAGCAGATCAAGCACACCGACAGTTCGGTTGGGCGGATGAGAGTATGAGTGCGTTTATCCTAGGTAACCAGAAGGTGACGCACAACAACATCGAATTCAATCCGCCGTCTAACCAGACTGTGGGTTTGTTCCCAGCGTTCGAGTCCAAGGGTACGTACCAAGCATGGCGTGACAACCTCGCACTGTGGAACGATGAGAAGTTCGTCTTACAGCAGTTCGCAGTCGGCATGGGGTTTGGTAGTCCGTTGATGGAGTTCCTGAATACCAACTGCGGCACCGTGTCTTTCTATAACAAAGACTCAGGTGTGGGTAAGACTGCTCTCTTGCTAGCCGCGTCCGGCATCTGGGGAGACCCTGAACAACTCGTGTTGCAGAAGGACGACACCTACAACTTCAAGATGAACCGTGCTGAGGTGATGCACAGCCTGCCTACGGGCATCGATGAGATAACCAACATGTCACCACGACAAATGTCAGAGCTTGTCTACCAAGGCACGAGCGGACAACAGCGTGGGCGTATGTCTCAGAGCGCAAACGTCGAGCGGTACAGGGGTGGGCGCTGGAGCTTGTTGATGATGTACACCGCCAACACGAGCGTTGTAGAGCGTATCAGCATGGCAAAGGCTATGCCGAAAGCAGAGGCACAGCGGGTTTTGGAGTGCCGTGTAGACCGCATCTTTGACTCGGTAAAGGACAAGGAAACTACCGACGCGTTCGAGAACGGCCTGCTAAACAATTACGGGCACGCCGGAATCATATACGTACAGTACATCATGAGAAATTTACAGGCGTGTCAACAGCTTGTTATGGACGTTCAGAAGCGTGTTGATACCCTCGCAGAGTTGACCTCTGAAAATAGATTCTGGTCGGCAACCATAGCCTCCACCATATCCGGCTTGCTTATAGCTAAGAAGGCGGGGCTACACGACTTCGATGTTCAGAAGGTTTTTAAGTGGGCTATTACGGATCTTGTAGCGCAGAACAAACGCAACATGACCGACATGGGCGGCACTGTGTATGACGTGCTGGACGACTTTTTCAGTGAGAACATTAGCTACATCTTACAGATCAAGAGCACCGTGGATAATCGTGGCACACACAATAACGGGTTAGACGAATACGTGATACCTGAGCAGGTCGCGCGTGGGCGTTTGATAGCTCGGTACGAAACAGACACTAAGATGTTTTACGTTAAACCCAAACCGTTGAAGGAATGGTGCGGTGAGTTGCAGATCAACTACGCACACCTAGTGAACGAGATCATGCAGAAATGTCATGGCAAACGTAAGAAGGTGCGGCTGACCAAGGGCACCAACCTACAGCTACCTGCATCTGATGTGCTCGCTATGAAGTTTGATATGGAGCCTGACGATGAAAATCTTGAAGACTTATGATCTCGCTCCTGATGGGGTACGCATCGAAGTTAACTGGGACAACCTGAGTATAGGTGCCTCGATATTCGTGCCCTGTATCAACACAGAAGAGGCTGTGAAAGAAGTTACCCGCATCTGCGCCGAAAAAGGCTGGGATATAGAACATCGCCTGAGGATTGAGGACGAGTGTCTAGGGGTACGTTTTTGGCGTAAAATGTGATAGTGTGTTTGCGACAGTGGGTTCCACCCGATCCTTCTGTCGTTCTCCTCGCCCTACTTGACGGCTTCGAAAAGTATGTGGCTTTTCCCCCTTTGGTCCCCCGAAGGGGGTTTTTT